ATTTGGTAATTGGCATCGATCAGGATGGGCAGCACCCGCTCGATCACATTGATGAAGGTATTGCCTGCCTGGGTGCAAAACGACACCGTGCCGTCCCAGCGGCCCAATTTGTACTGCGGCATATGCCGGGCCTCAGGCACATGGAACTTCAGCGCCTCGCACATCAGCGCTTTCGTTGCATCATCGACTCCCTCAAATCGGCAGTTCACAAAATCTTTTACAACAAGGGTAGCGGTCCGTAATGGCATCGATAGCTCACTAAAATAGATGTTCACTGATGCAGGGCCGTAATAATCGATCAAACTGATCGTCAGCTTCACATAGGCGCAAAAACCTCAAATATTATAGACGATTTAGCGGCACCAAAACGTTGTGGAAGAGGCCTTCTTGCAGCGGGCAGAGACTGTTCGCCAGGGGCGGCATTTGCGGGAACAGCAGATCGGCCCATGGCACCCAGTACTGTGCCCAACTCGGGTGATCGTTTGGCGTGGCGCCCTCATCGATACGCACATAAATCAGACTCGCCGGATACAGACGCAGCACATTGGCGATCTGATAGCCTGCATTCGAGGCATGGGTGTTGACATCGACGAGCAAGATGCCATCGCGCAGGGTTGCAGCGGCCTGCAACAGCGGCTCAGGTTGCGCGAAATAGCTCACCCGGTCCGTCATGAACAGCGATTTAACCACGGGTTTCCAGGTCAGCCGACTATTGGTTAGGATCAGCACACGCTTGCTTGGTTCCAGGCGGGTAGCATTGAGTATGCTGGTCATATCCATCGCCCGCAGAAACCGCCGCACCACGACGCAGCGAAACCCACAATCGGCGATGAACTGGGTGCCGAGGCAGCGGGCCTCAGTAGCCGGGCAAAGGATCGGATCGAACAACGTCTCGGGGACCATCTGTTGCTGGGCCAAGGCGCGGATCGACTCGCTGAGATCGAGTTTGCAGACCCCCGCCAGGATCACCAACCGGCGCGCTGTGGCTGGGGTAGCGAGCAGGCCGAACTGCTGGTTCAAAGCTCAACGCCAGCGGCTGTTTCCAGCATCCAGGAGGCCAGCCATGGGTTATCCCGCACGATGACCTGGATGATCTCGCCATCCGGCGTCAGAGCGGCACTAGACGGCTGATCGCGGCTTTGCTCGGCCAGGGCCAGATAATCGAGCGTGGCCTGATCGGCATGGAAGTGTTGATTCGCGATCAGCAGCCGAATGGGATAAAGGGTCAGACGATCGACACAGACGATCCACAAACCGTATTGGCGATTGAAGCAGGGTCGCTCGGCCGGTGTGCGGGCACTCGGTTGCATTTGCTTGATGGTCTCGCGCACAATGTCATCCGGGAAGAACCGGAATGCCAAGCGATTGCTGCCCAGGTGACGCACCTCGCGCGGCACCATCTGGCGGAGGTACGGCATCAGCCGGTAAACCGGATCAGCCAGCAATCCATCCAGCACGTGCGGCTCGATCGTGTCGATTAGCTGGACGCGATACTGCCGCGCGAGATCGAGCAAAACTTTGACTTGTTTGACCGAAAGCGGGCGGCCCGCGCGCACCCGGTCACTGACGTTGTGAATAAAATCGAGATGCCAAGGCGACCATTTGACAGCCAAATTGGCAAACAGGAAAACCAAATCTTCCACATACATGGTGTGATTTAGCCCTGGCTGGTCGGCAAATTCAATCAAAAAAGCACCGTTGACTGACCCACCCGTGGTTCAGTATAAGCGCGGCGCACTAAACGGATTGTCTTTGCCATGCTACAACGTGAGTGGAATACCTATAGTCCAGTTAAACAGCGGTGGATGATTTATCGGCTTATCAAGAACTTTCCAGACGGGATCAGCAGACCAAATATCAAAGAACGCGCCCAAATCGACTACGGTGCCACTCTTGGCAAGCGATCGCTCGACAAAATGTTACACCACCTGACCCGCCAGGAGGCGATTCGGTGGTCTTTTCGCGATGGTGCGGTGCTTTGGGAGATCACCGGCAATGTCGAGGCTTATAGCAAGACCGCGTCTCCCGTCAGCGGCGTTCGTCGATTGGCGGCTCACACTATGGGTCAATAGCCAACCACTCAGTTGCGCAGGCGCGATTCAATCACAGGGGCCATCGCGGCATCCTGTTCGATCAGTACGCAATCGAAGTTCTTATTTCGAGCGGCTACCCCCGTTGTGCCGGTGCCCGCGAAGGGATCGAGAATGCGGCCACCACCAGGGCAGATCAAAACGCAGAGGTCTTCCATCAGCGGCACCGGCTTGACACTGGGGTGGTTGGATTCGTGATCGGACTTCTGCGCCTTGCGATGGTTGAATAGCGTGCTTGGCCACCGACCATAGCGATCATGCAAGGCGCCGATGTTGAGCGCGCCGGTACCCCACACGCGTATGTTGTCGATCACACGGGTGGTGCTGATAGGCTTTTGTGCCAAGAGGATCGGCTCCAGACAGGGCCGGAGGGTGTTGACGCCATAGTAGTAGCCCTGCCAATCCTGTGCCTCTGGCGAGACGTTGCGGGCGTGCATGGCGAAATCGACATGGGAACGCTGTTGGGCACCGTGATCGACATTGGCGCGCGTGAACCCCGAGCCGCGCCGGATGCCGATGACCTCACGCTCGGACACATTGTCCCGGTCGAACAATTCAGAGAGGTTGGTCGGTTTTGGCAACCCTTGCTTGAATTGCCAACCCAAAAACGGGTAAAGATTGAATCCGGCTTTCTCGCACGCAGCGGCGGCATGATGGTAGAGCCTGGGTGCCGCGAAAAACGCGACATAGCCACCGGGTTTGAGTACGCGGAAGAAGCGGTCCCACAATTCGGACGAAAAACTGATATCGGTGCTGTCCCACGCATAGCCGTGCAAGGCGATCGAATAGGGCGGGTCGGTCACGATGGCGTCATAGACATTGTCCTCTTGTTCGATAAGTTCAAGACAATGACCAATCCTGATCTCGATCGCCGCTGGCGGGGCGGTCTCGATTGGTGGTTTTTCGATTTGGCGGGTCAGTTTGCCACCCAGCCACCCGGCCATCCCACGAAACCAGCATTTCGGAGCCGGGTCCTTGGCTTTTAGCTCGTCTAGTTCTTCCTTGGCAATGTCCAACTCGACGGTCAGATTGACCGACTTTTGACGTTCCAGGCGATTCTGCAATTCCAGCGTCTCGACACGCTCGGTGAGCGCGGCCACGTCGGTCGGCAATGGTGGCCGACCCAGCGGCGGGGGCGGGGGTTCATACCGCTCAGTGGGTCCCATTTTGCCGGTAATCCCGGCCATGCGAAGACAGCGTCGATACCCCGGCACGATGAACGGCACACCACGCTTGCGACAGGCATCCTCGCGATCTTCGAGCATTTGTTCGACCCGAGGCCAAAACACCCAGAGCTTCATGTGGCGGCGGGCGTCGGAATAATCCAAATCCAGCACCTGACGGAACAGTTCTGTTTGCTCAGATGCGGTGAGCAGAAGCTTGCTGGCCGCCACCAACAAGCCGCCCCATTCCCGTCGCGCCACCAACACCGCCAGTGATCCGCGCTTCAACAAATTGAGGGGGACGCCCTTTAATGTTTCGATGATTTTATCAAGCGGCCAACCATCGTAGTAACCGGTGTTGTATTCGGCAAAATCATTCATCTGGCGCACCCACTCGGGCATATGCCCGATTTTGTGACAAAGCAGAACGAAACGCCCGAGCGATCGGACACGACCGATGAGAGATTTCACCGGTCGGGCCGATCGAACGCGCATCTAAGACGTCTGTGAGCGTAACGGAATTTCCTTTTTCGCCCGCAGCACGTTGAGTTTGCTCTTGATGCTATTATCGTTGATCTCGAACTTGAAGCGCTCGGAGCATTTGTGCGCCAGTTCCTCATCCGTTTGGGTTGGATCGAGCTTGTAGGTGTCGCGCAAAAACGCGACATGTTCGGGGGTCCATTTCAACCGAACCTTGGTGATCGATGTCAAGCTGCGCAGTTGATCGACTGCCCAGGCGGGATAGCGATTCTGCCGCCGCCAGACCTGCACCGTGGTTCCGGTGATCACCGGAATATTCGGGTCCTTCTCCCGCAACATGGCATTATAGGCCGCCAATGATTTCAGGGCGCCGTTCATTTTACCGAACCGCATCCAAATAATACTCATGACTTCGCTATAGCTGTAGCTGTCTTTGCCCAATGGGGGGGCCGCCGGGACCGCAGTGGCGGCGTCGATCCGCGCCTGATGCTCGATGCGCATGGCTTCGATCTGGACATGCAACTTGGCGACCACAGCATCCTTTTCCAGCAGCAACTTGCTCTGTTTGATCAACAATGCCTCTTTTTGCCGAAGCGTCGCATGGCATCGTTTGTTTTCCGCCACCAGTCCGGCCCGCTCGTTGACCGCTTTATCGTAATCCTGGCGCAACCGGACGAAATCTTCCGGCTGGAAATCCTCGTCCTCTTTGTCGTCGCTGGCGCGCAACACTTCGGACGGTGTCTGTCTGAGTGTATCGACGATGCGCCGAATCCCGTTGATCGATTGCACCACATCGAGGTCGGAGGTGCTTTGATGCGCCGCCCGATCCAAGATGCAAATAATCCTATCAGCGTCTCGATTCGCACCTCCGCGTGTGGACATTTGATGTCTCCCTTTTGGAAATCGAAGAGTGCCGCCTTCGGCACCCTCCCCGTGTAAAGATGCGTCAGACTGTGACGCGGGCCTGTGGCGTCGATGTGCCGGTACGCTTTCCCTCCCGCCCAAATTTGCTCGCCAGCCGATCAAAAGCGACCATCGCTTCCTCGGCCTGCAAGCCCAAGTCAATGACCCGACGAATGACATCCTGCTTGACCCGTGTCCGGCGCCGAGGCGACAGAGGACGGCCGATAAATTTGGTGATCTGCACCAACTCATCAATCTCCCTGGCGACATAAGGGTGTTTCACACCATGCGCCAACTTCGGCTGCCGTGTGCGCAGGCTGCACCGGACGGGCACCAGCTTCGGATGGGTGACTTCAAAGAACCAATCCGGTTTTGTACCGCGTGGGCTGATCGCAATCAACCCCTGACACGCCATCCGCCACAACAGCGAGTCGGCCGCGATCAGAATATTGATCGTGCTGGTGGCGACCTCAGTCAGGTCAGAATATTCCGGCACTGTCAAACCCGCCCGCTTGATGATGCAATCGCGGACACGGGTAAAACTGTCCGCCGAAACATGAACCGATCGCTGGCCATTGGTGAAAATCATAACTCGACCTTTTTGTCTGCGTAAAAAGTACTCGCTGATCCAAGCCAAAAACGTCCGGTTCGATCAGTGATGCCATAATCAATACTTGCCATCCGTAAAACTATTACTCAGTAACCATCAACCGTGACCGATGACCTCCAGAATCTCCTCGATCAAGTCCATCTGTTCCTTCTGATCGGCCAAGGTGTCCTTGAAGGCGGTGCGCAAACAGGCCGACAACACCTTCGGCTTGATCGAAAATTCCTCGGCCAAAGCCTTGGTGCTGTCCTTTAGACGCTCCTTCAGGTCTTCCATCTCCTGCAAAATCGCCACACCCTGTTCCTTGAACACCTCAAATTTTTTCCGGTCATCAGGTGAGATTGATTCTAACTGCATGCGGTAATCTCCGACAGTGTTGTTTGGAAATATACTGCAAGCCGGATGCCTGCAATGGCGTGAGGTGTAGATCAACGCTTGGCGAGCGTCAATCACATTGCTTCGCTTTTATGGGCATTTTTTATGTCGATACACGTCACAACGCCCATCGACATGATATACCATTACTTAATCTACGATTTGAAACGCTGTCCGTGATGGGATCATGGATCGACATGAATCGCAAAAATTGTCTCACCTACTGGTCGAAATCTTCCGCCATGCGCCGGATTTGGCCGAGCCATCATAGCCCGCCGCCGCGCGTTTCAGGAACATCGCCAGATAGCCATCGTTCGCCATCTGCCGCTGGATCGTGGCCAGATCAGTGATGGTGCCGCTAAAATCGAGTTTCGGCAAGACTGCCAGGGGTGGCGCAAAACACCCGGCTTCCTGCATAGCGACGAGAGTCGCATGCCGTTGGCGCTGCGATTGATCGGTGCCGCCAATTTTATACGCGGCAAACGGCAAGATGTCGAAAATCGTGTAGCGCCCGTCATGCAAAACCCCATCAAACACCAATGAGCCGGGCAGACGCTCGAATAACGGACGCAGCGCCGCATGCAAGGCCGGACAGTCACGCGGAGCCTTGGCAGTATGAAAACTAATGGTGCTGGCCGTGTCCAGCACCGCCAAGAGGCGCTCACCCACCATACAACCGTCAATCAGATAGGCATCGGCCGGGATCGCCTGGGTCGCTGATGCGGGCTGCGACCGTTGCCAAAAGCGTTGGGGTATCATGAAGCTCGCGACCTCGGGATTATCCCCCAATCGCTTGTATATCCGGCTGAACAGGCGCAGATCGAGACCGCTATGCAGAGTTTTCAGCAAGATGCGACGATAAAATTCGTTCCAACAGGCGCCATCACAATGTTCAGCCGCCCGATGGATCATCGCACGGGCGATCGCCGCATCATCCAACCGGCCATAGAGTCGAGCGGCCAAGGCTTCAAATGCAGCAAAACTGAATGTGCCGCCACTGTCCTCAGTGTCCTCGTAAATCATCGCGACGCGATTCAGCCCGAAGGTGTAAAATGGATCAGCCGATAGCCGCATGCCGATAAAGAACACATGGCATCCAGCGGTAAACGCTTCCAGCAGCACTTGTTCTTGTTCCAGACGTGATGGGGCCGCGCGAAACCTGCGGAGCACATCAATTGGCTGCATGGGCATTCAGGCCCGGCCGAGCAGTTGATCTAGATCGGCCCGCGAGATCACCACATAGCCCTGATCGTTGAGGCCGGTGATCAGGGTCTGCGGCAAATTCAAGTCAGGGCGCCGGTACTGATCGGGCAATTGTTCCCAGGGACGCAGCAAAGGCGCGGTCTTTTCGGTTTGATCGAACGTCACGCCGTAGCGCCATCCGGCATCGGTACGCTCGCGCACCCAATCCGTATGTCGTTGCTTGGCCAATGCGGTGCAGAGGGCAAGATGAGTGGCCACATCCAGGGGGATACTGTCGTCCTCAGCCACGCAGAGCGCGATCTGGTTGGTATCGACGTCAAAATCCAATTTAGCTTCGGCCGCCGCGTAGGCGTGCACGATCTGCTCAATTTCCGAGGCCACCAGATCACGACATAATGGGATGAGATAGCCATGCCCGTCCGATAAGGTCTGGTGAATCAGCCGCACGCCATGGCGCGCCGCCTGATCATCAAGCAGAGCCACGCTCAGGGTCACCCCAGGCCCGGCATGTTCGCTGACGCAGCCAAACCACTGCTTGATCTGAGGCGGCTGGAGAGGCTTGTCAGTGATCAGACGGACGTAGCGGTCGATATGGGGGGTTGCGGGCATACAGGCCTCTCAGAAGTTCATCAACACGGTGATTAGACCGAGGCAGCCGACCTGCATGGGCGAGGCGAACAGCAGCAGATAATCGCGATCGATGATCGCCCGCACCCAGGTGATATTGCCAAGGAAATTAAATCCGATGATCGAGGTATCCCCGCCCGTGATCGTCGGCAACGTGTTGACGCCAGGATATTCCAAATAAGCGCGGCCACCGGCCAAGATGGAGAACCAGTCATCGGCCTGCGGGTCGGTCGCCAGACTTGCTTGCAAGCTCAACCGACCGCGAAAATTAGCCGTCTGCACCGAGAACGTGTGCAACCCATCGTTCGGTCCGAACCAGCCAGCGGCACGCACTGGCAGGCCGGTCAACGACAGAGTCTCATTCGGCAGGGAGATCAGGGAAGTGCTGCGCAACATGGTCTATTTAACCGCGTCCGCCCGACACAAAAAAGCCCCCGTTTACGGGGGCTTTTTTGTCGTAGACTTCGCCGATTAGAGCAAGTTCATGCGCCCACCCAGGCGGGGGTTCTGGGCTCACCAACGACTGGCACATACAACTTCATGCAGAGTTCGGTCCCTGCATCGGTCAATCGCCACTGATACCCTGGACCGTCCTCGCGAAGCTTGCGCACAGCCAATCCCTTATTCAACGCCCAGGGCATCCGTGCCGAGAATTGTTTGTTATCGGCCTCATCAAGGTAGTCTTTGGCGGCACTCAACGGCAGCCACTCGCGCCCTTGCTCGATTTGCGCGCGATAGAGAGCCACCAACATCCGCGCCAAGGGCATGGGGATTTTGGCAATCTCGGCGTCTGGGGCCGAGATTTTGCCTCTTGTGTATGCCCCTTTGCCGACCGGCGGCGCAAAACGCGGCTTGCCAAACAGTTCCGCACGGGGCGACTTGAGCGGATCGACGGGTTCCGGCGCCACCGGTAAGGCGAACACTGGCTCAGCCGGAGGCTTGGTGACCGGCTCAGGGAGCTTGGGAGCGACTTCCGCGACTACCGGTGGGGGTGGCGTCACGACGGCGGGGGGAGCGGTCTGGACGGCGGGGGGAGCGGTCACGACGGCGGGGGGAGCGGTCACGACGGCGGGGGGAGCCTCGCTCGCTTGCGGCCTCGGTTTGAGCACGTAACGGGCTATCGTCTCAGGATAGCTCAAAACCGATGCCAATTCCTTGGCATGCAGCGGGATAATCAAACAATCGCCTGCCGCTCCGATCAACTCATGCGCAAGCCGGATGATCATAACTTCGGCCGGAACATATTCGAGCTTCGGGGTGTAAACCAGATAGCCCTCGTCGGAGACTTTTAAGCTATCGGGCGCGCCCGCAGCGGACGCTGAAGAGTCGATTTCACCGATGGCGCCCACCGGTTTCGCAGGAGATGGCATGGCTGAAGCCCTATTCTCGGAATGATCGGAAGACGCCTCAGACGGGATGTTAGCGCGGGAAGATGATGGGGCGCCAGTGGCTGAGGGAGGATCGGTGCGTTGCAGCGATCTAAAATTGGCAACGGCTGTATCATAGTCGATGCCGGGTTCGCCTTTATCTGTGCGATCTAATCTAGCAAACACTGCCGCCACATCTATATCGGCCGGTGTCCCGCCGCTGTATTCAACCTCGGGTTTTGGGGGACTGACCCTAGGCGGACCGTTGACGGTGATATTCGGTGAGTAGCCGTTTTGGATAAGCAATCGTCGCAAGATTGCCGCCGCGTTCAAATTAGCCCGATAGTCACCGCCCTTGTAAGGATAATTCCGGGTGACGTTGTTGAGTTGAAAACAAAGCGCCGGAGCGCCACTCACATTCCTGTCTTCAAACTCAATATGGAACTCGGCTAAGACCTCGACCAGTTTTTCCCGCATCTGACGATCTGGCTCTCGCATCGCAATAACCTTTCACTTTGCCTATGGCTTCCTGCCTGATCCACTCCGCCGACAGCAGTACTGCCGCACGTTTCGTGAGGCTCATTCGACCATCGGCGATCGGCAACGAAGTTGTGGCGCATGATTCCCCACTTCGTCAAGTGCCACCGATTCTGCAACACGCAGAATTGGCATGCCGTCAACCGTGATGACCTGCGCCGCATCGACCCGCATGCACACCCGATCGCCCGGCTCCCCCAGAAAAATGAGCCGCTGACCGACCTGCCGAATCCCCGCGACGATCAAAATACCCGACGGCGCATACCGATCAGGCGGCTGAATTTGCAGAATTGTTCTTCGTTTGATCACACCTCGGCGGATCAGCGCCAGAGCCAGACTTTGATGCATCGTGGTTGCCCCATTTCAGCAAGAGCGGCGCCGAATCAGACGCCTAGCTGGTCGATGGTCTGCCGTTGGTCGATATTCAGCGCGGGAAAGCTGATTTTCAATTCGACAAACAGATCGCCGCGACCATTACCATTCGGCATGCCTTGTCCCGCGAGACGCAGACGCCGACTGGTATCAAAGCCCGTTGGGATGGTGGTGCGCAGGGCTTGGCCATCGATTCCGATGGTTTCGATAGGCATCTGCTTCAACACATCGAGGGCGGATACCGGCACAGCAATGTGCAGATTGTTACCATCACGGATGAAGCGGGCGTGCGGCAGAATCAGGATTTGGATGTACAGATCGCCCGGCCGCTGATTGCTGATATTGTTCTCACCTGCCTGCTGCACCACCAATTGCATACCATGCACGACACCGGGCGGAATGTTGACCTGAAGGGGTCGCGCACCCGAAACGCCCTGGATATCCACAGTTTTGCCGGTAAACGCCTCTTCCAGGGTCAGTTGACAGGAGGCCTGAAGATGATTGTTACGAGCGCGATGTAGGTTTGCAAACAAATCATCGAAAACGCTGCCAGTGGAAAAATGAAATCCCGCTTGGGGATGGCCGAACTGTGCCGGTTGCACCCTCTCAGGGTTTTCGATCGCATCGTAAGCGGCATTGATCTCCTTGAACCGCGCTTCCTTGGCAGGATCATTGGGAAACAGATCAGGATGGCATCCTTTGGCCAAGCGTTTAAACGCCAGTTTGGCATCTTCGACTGACGCGCTGCGCGGAATACCAAGAACAATGTATGGATCATTCATGGCGTTACCGGCGCTCCACCAGAGCGTGTTTGAATAATATTGGTCAACATGATCACAACCGCCTTTTGTTCTTTTATGTAACGTTGTATATCGAGCAAGTTCAATGACAGCGCTTTGAAGTTCTGTTCGTCAAGAACGATGAAAATCGTCGGCGCTTTGAGTTTCGACGTCAGCGCTTTCATTTGTTCGATTGTGACAACCTGCCAGTTTACTGGCTCCATTGTCAACGGTTCTATGAGCGGTATCGCAACTGGCTGATCGGTCTGCGCGACAAACACCGGTTTCGTCGTGCAACCAAGAAGCAGGACGATCAGCAGACTATTGGCTGCGAGTCGTAGTTTGCAGATCGTTGAACACATCAGCCATACTTTTGTTGATATCGATTTGTAATTTGGTCGGCGCCGTGGTGGAAAAGTTCTGCGTCTGCACCGCATGCATGGCCTGGGTGGCGTCCAACCGGGCACGCGCGATCGCTTGCCCGGCGAGCAACTGGGCCGCCACCACGTGCGCGACATCTTGCTCCATCCGGGCATTGCTGAGGGCCATCAAGTCGGTGGTGGTCTTTAGCGCCGCGATACGATCCGATTGAATCTTGACGTACATCCCCAGCAACGCTAACAACACCATCAAACTGACAATCGGGATCACCGATTTAAATAAACCGAACATGGTGCTATTTAGCAGGCCATAACCCTCACCCACTTTCGGAGTCCTGCATGCGGATTTTCATCGGCCGGGATTATTATGATATCGGTCTCAGCAGCGGCCATGACGATGCTCTGGTCTTCCAGCGGCGGGAAGACTGGATACTGAGTGACCAGGAAGTCGAAGCCGTTGGTTTTCCCAGTCGCCGCTCGATGAAGCTGTCACTACGCTCATGGCACGACAAATCGGGCATTACCCATACCGACGATCCGTTCGTTATGAACCGCGTGAGCTATCACGTGTATCCCGTGGTGGTCGGTTTTTGCGGCAAGTTATACTACGCTTTCGCCACCGTGATTGGCGATGCCGCGCCGGTCGTGCAGTGGACCGAAGCCGATTTTGTGCACTGGTTAGACGACCAGGAGATCGAGGTCGTGACGGCAAGATGGCATAACACGACAACGGTCAAGAGCTATTACGGGCAGACGATCACTCCGGCGATCTATCATTGGATGGTGGCCTCGCGAATCACCACGCTGAGCTACATTGGCGAGTATCCGAGCAGTGTGTGGCATGTCAATGCGCCGAATCTAAAGGATGCGCAGTTCGCCAAAGTGTTCGATCCCTATATGGCCTTCCAGGAGATTGCCTTGTGGGTTGGCGGCATCCTGAGCGGCACCGAAAATCCGATTGTGCAGATTACCGATGATCTTGTGAAAATCGAAAAGCACGGGTTCGACAAGAAACTCAGCTTTCGAAAAGCGAAATCAACCGGCCGATGAAATCACAGATCGATTGGCGAGCGAAGCCCCTTGTACACCGGCATGCGCGGCAAGTCCTTCACCCCGACATTGAAATACGTATAGGCGACGATGCGGCCTAATAGCTCGTCGCGATTGTTCCAGAAGCTGGCTCGGGTTGCCGCATCAAATCCAGAACCGATGTTGAACACGACATTGTCGAATGCCGTCAATCCCCTTACCACCAGGGCACCCAGTGTGCCCTTGGCGGTGAGATTGGCCTTGTGCGAACTCCGCTTCGTACGACCCAGTTCATCGATGCGGGCCTGATTGCCATTGTTCATCTCTTCTTCGAAGCCGATGATGACGGCTTCGGCATCGCTAAAGCGTTTCACCTTGAGCAGATAGCCCTCGTTGAGGGTCGAGCGACCTTGTTTGTAGGGGCTGTTAGGATCGCGCAACATGACGCCTTCAAAGCCATTCGCCAGCGCGGCTTCTTCGTAGCGGACAAGCTGGTCGAGATTATGCACCTCGACGAAATCGAGCAGATGCACACGGGCCAGGGAACGATCAAGCCGGGTGGCATGCTTGATCCGATCGGCAAACCTGCCCGGCTGATTCCAGCAGTCGAACACGAAATAAGTGAAATCCGGCTGCCATGCTGCGGTCATGATGCCCGAAGTACTGGTGGTGTAGACATTCGGCGCATTGACCGGTCCGACCACCAATTCGCCATCCAAACCTTCCAGCGCTGTGGCATGAGTCGCGAAGTACTCAGCAATAAACCGATTTGGCAGGGGTTTCATGGTACGCGATCGAGCGATTCCGCTCATCGCCAAAGTCCTGATGCCGTCGATTTTAGGACTGGCGAGCTTGGGGAAAACGATTTTGCTCAGATCGGCGTTTTCAGCCAGCATTGGACGAAATGGTTTACCTGACATGGCAGGAATCCTAGTGGGCTGATAATGCGCTGTCAATTCACAGCGGAGCGAAGAAGATCGACAGACTGCCGACACTGGTCAAAAACGACGAGACCTGAATCCCCAGGGCATCGCCGATGGCCAAAGACAACGCGGCATTATTCGGGATTAATGGCAATACCTGACTGACCAGCGGGATTCCATTGGTCGCGAAGGGCACACTGGTGATCGGAATCCCGGTGCTAACGGGCTGCCCATTCCGCACCATGACCACGGATAGCGCGGAAGCCTGGGCATTGGCCGATTCCAGTCGCGCGATCACGGCCGTCACCACGACTGGGTACGCCGCAATGAAATGACAGGTATTGTTCAGATTATTGCCAGCGGACCAGTGAACTTGGCAGGAAATCACCGAAGACACCATCGGCAGACCCGGTAGGGCATTGACCGAGATGATCACATCAACTCCAGAATCGCCAGCAACCAATTTGATTCCTGCTCCAGCAATCAAGGATTTCACGGCGAGAATCGGATTCGTCGAAGAGGTATTACCAGCAGCCGCTAGGGATGTGCCCAAACCGGCAGAAACCAGGGAAACAGATTGCAGGGGCATCAGCACCATCCATTAAACCGGTATTTAGATGTCGAGAAGGGACTTGGCGCGGCCCCATTCGCGGGTGGCAAGCACCCGCTCAGGCGCACGCGGTCAGCTTGAAGTTCTACAGGTTTCGCTCCGCAAGCTGCGCGAAACCTGTAGAAACTTGCTGCGCTGCCATCTTTTTTCATCTTCGGTGGTGTTCATTAGAGATAATTCTTAGAATATTTCTTCTTGCCGGAGGCCAACAATCTTTCCTAGATATTGATCGCTTTCTTCCCCCCATGACCAGACAGAACGCTGACATCCCGAAGGATGTCGATGATCTGGTCAGAAGGGAAGAAAAACGAAGTTACCTTTCCTGAGTATCTTCACGCCCATAAGCGACCTGTCGGTGGTAGCCGACTGCTGGTGGTTCACCCGAAACCAGCGGCTCGCCCTCTCTCTTTTTCTTTCGAAAAATGAACGGTTATCTTTTTCAGTGCTGAAAAAGAAGCCACATCTACAACTATGGAGGGATCGTAGATGCGTGGATAGTTGCCAATCGTCAGGCATGGCTATCCTCTTGCACAATGCCTTTTCGATGGCTCTGGGCCATCCCGGCAGCCGTTACTCATCTCCTTGACGGGATGATGTCCGACCGGTCGGCTGCGATGCCTCATACTACCGCCGGTCAGTCGTCCCGGTTTCGCGTCATGGGCAGACGATGCGCCCAATAATAATCGTCTTCGCAATCAATCATTGATTTGGGTAGGTTCAGAAGCCAAGACCCTGAACGATATCTACCAATGTAATATTTATACGGGCCAAAAGGAACATCTGGTGAATGTTCCTTTTACGAAAGATTAAATCTCAGTAATCTGTCCGTAGTCGCCGGTTTCGCTGCGATCGCCTCGGATATAGCCGGTCTGGTTGCTGAGAAATCGGGTCTGATCGATCAGGCGATCGACTGATTGGTGGGTATGTCCCCAAACCACCAAATCCACATGGTATCGGATCAGGTCGTCTTCGATGCGTGACGCGAAGCTCGGTGACAGTGGATCGTCAATGAACGGATCGAGTACCGCCAATGCGGCGGGCGCATGATGCGTCATGACGATGGTTTTCCCGGCGAACGGCCGCTTGATTTGCTCTAGCAGCCATGTCCGTTCGGTGTTGTGCCATAATAGCGTGTCCTGGGGTCGCAGGCGGCGGTGGCAGTATTGAATCAGACGAAAATCATTCATGGTCCGACTGGCGTGAAACATCGCGATGTCGGGATCGAGCATCAAATTGAAATCCGTCCACAAGGTCGTGGCGATCAGGCGCACCGGAGCGCCCAGGGGCGTCAGATCGATCGTCTCCTGCTGGAGAACCCGAACATTATCCTTCGAGGTCAGCCGTGCGCGCACCGTGTCGTAATCGCTGCCATAGAATTCGTGGTTGCCTGCCACCATGAATACGGGCAGGTCGGGAAAAAGGGTGTGCGCGGTGTCCACCGCGCGATCCCCATGATCGATATCCCCCGCCAAGAGGATAATATCACTCCCGGCGAGTGTGGCGCGGAGCTTGGACTGCATGACCGCAAAATCACGCGCTTTCCAGAACTCCGCATGAAGATCAGAAACGATACCTATACGCATAAGCATTATCTATGCATGCTTGGCAGCGCACGGGAGGGTCATGGGTGAAAATCTTTTTTCTTGACTTCGAAGCGTCGTCCTTGGATTCGGACTCCTATCCAATCGAAATTGGCTGGGTAGGCGAGGACGGCCAGGGCGAAAGCTATTTGATCCAGCCGCATTGGTCGTGGCGGGGATGGTCGAAGCCATCCGAGCGGGTCCATCAAATCAGCCAAGACATGCTGCACACCGCGACGCCAGCCGATACGGTGGCGCGACGGGCGCAGAGCGTGCTGAGCAATTCGCTGATCATTTCCGATCAGCCGGAATTCGAGCAGTATTGGTTGGAGACCTTGCTGCGGGTGATCGGTGCTCCGCCGTTCAGGGTGAGCAGTATCCACTCATTGGTCGGTCAGGAGATCAAGCGGGTGATAGCGGCGATCCCGGCCGAACCCAATAGTCGCGAATGGCACAGGCAGGCGCGGATGTTGCTCGACGAAGCAGAAACAGCGGCGGCTGCCGCTTACGAGGGCGCCAACCTGGGGATCGGGCATTCCCATCGCGCCCTGCCCGACGCAGAAGCCTTGTGGCGCTCCTGGCGGGCAGTCGTCATGGCGATCGATCGGCTCTGCGAGCTAGCGCGCGAATGAGTTGATCTTATCAAGATGCACAACAGAAACTAGCTTTCGGCCAATAAATCGCGGGCGAGCATCACATCGATGTGTTCCAAGGCGGCGAGGACGATTGCCCCGGCCTTAATCAGATCATCTTCAAAATCGCTGCGGAGCGGCGCAGTGTGCAGCGAGCCGCTATCGCGACTGGCATATTTGCAAATCAGGGCGATCCAGTCATTGGGGCGGTTGTGTAGGTCGAATTCGCGACCGGGCAGATTGAACTGCCGATCGCGTTCATCGACGATCCGTTTGACCAAATCAGATCGATGTGTCATGCGGCTCCCGCAGGATCACTTCGGGGGTCATGCCACTGGCACTCGCCTGAGATGCGCTGGTCACCTTCATTCCGGGCACTTCGTTCGGATTGGGCGAAGTCAGCCGGGATGACGGATCACTCCGATAGGCCATTTCACGTTTTTCGCGCGCATCGGATTCGAGCAGTTCTGCCTGGATCAAAAGATTGCGGGCTACGTTGCGGCGTTGCTCGGCATCTCCGGCCATCTGATTGTTGAGATGCGGATTGAACTTATCAGCTTGCGACGCAGCGGCCTGGGCGCTGCCGCTGGGCAGGCGTCCAAGTTGTTCGAGGATATCGACCAGACGCACGGGCTGGTTGGGCCTTGGCATCATCAGGATGCTGCTCACCGGCACGGCAAGCAACATCTTCGCCTCGTGCAGCGTTAGGAAAATGTCTCGACCGGTATCTGGCATCAGACGACGCGATAGGGCAATGGCGAGCGATTCTTCGTTCTGGCCTTCCTGACTGATTAGGACATCCATCACCGCTTGTTCGAAGCGCGGCGGCATGTTATCCGTTGGGATCACCAGGGCGTGGTCTGGCCGATTGGGTATTTGCATGAAGGCAACGACACAACGCTGGTCAGTGTTCGAGATTTTTGCCACATGGCGCATCAATTCCATTCTCTTGTTCTCCTTACGCAGTCACAGGCGTCGGTGTTTCGCTCTCGGCTTTCGCCTTTGCTGTCGCTTCGGCTTCGATGACAGCGGTGGCGAAGGCATTGAGTCGATCGCGCACGATTAAGATTTGGCGAATGTTCTCCCATCCGCGATAGGCTCCGCCATCGGCGGCATAGTCGATAATCTTGACGGCATCAGCAATGTCCGATGCGGTTAATGTGGGATCAGCCATAATAGCTCCGAGTAAAATGGTGTTACAGGGAGTATTTATGTCTGGGTGACACCTCGAATTTTTCCGGTATTAGGTAGCAAATGCCACCAGTGAGTAATCGCTCATTCGTGGGTCAGTATTTTTTAAAGCATTCCAAATGCAGACCGCTGGCGGAATACCGGAGATCGGCGCTGGATAGACAGCCGCCCTTGCCGCTTCCGGTGTCGAGGAACACCGCGTGGCCGCCCAGTTTACCCGTGATCATCATCGGCAACGGGGCCAGTTTTGTGTGCCCCACGATGACGGTCTGCCCGGCCGGGATATGATCGGTCCAGCGATGGGTCCGTTGATAGTTGCCGCTCATCTGATCGCCTTCGCCATAAAGCGCGTAACGCTCGATGGCTTGATCGTCTGGCGCGGTCCAATAGCTCGGATGAACGGCGGCATGGGCCAGGGTAAACGTGTCGATTTGCTCGATCAGACTGCTCCGGGCTAACAATGCACGGAACTGTCCGGCCCATATCGAGCGCGCCGGACCGGACAGGCGCTCGTAGGCCGTGGTGGTGACCTTGTTACCGGCTGAAAGACGTAACGGGTGGCGGCCGTCCTGACTGAGCCAGCGCGCGATTTTGCGCTCATGATTGGCCAGAATCATCCCGGCGCCCCCCTGCATCACCGCGTCGTGCACCAGGACCATCGCTTCGAGCGATCGACTGCCATGATCGATCACATCGCCCAAAAACCAAATGAAATGCTGTCGCGCCACCCCCCAATCGAGCGCCTGTTGGAGCACTTCGGAATCGCCATGCACGTCGCCGATCACGGTGATGCCTTGCCATTGTGGCCGATAACTTTCTGGCTTGGGCGTGCGCTGGATCGCACCGAAGGCGCAGGTATCGAGCCGATGCACAAACGCGCCCTGGTTGCGGGCGGCCAGATCAAGCTGGGTTTGTTGCAATAAACTCAGTTGACCGGGCGAAATCACCACTCGTTCGCCGAGGCTGAGCTTCAACAACACCCGATGCTTCAATTCGTTGAAGACAATCGTCGCCAATTCCGGCCGCCGCGCCCGGCCGGTCAAGTCGGCCGCCACCGCATGCATATCGACACATTCATGCGGATCGAACGGGATAAAGTCATTGCAGAAGATGAGATTGTGCAGAGGGAATGCAGGGATCGTCATTTATCAGCGCCTAAATATGATGGTATTTAACTAGGTGTGACGATGACGTTTCAGTCTGAAATTTTGAATGATCCGCATTACGTGCCGCTGCTGGATCATGGGTTCGTTGGTCTGGTCGATAGTCTCGGTGGAGACCATTCGATTACCAGGGCAGCGCGAGTGTCTTATGGCACCGGCACCAAATCAGTGAGTTCGGATCGGGGGTTGATTCGGTATCTTTTGCGAATGGGCCACAGTTCGCCGCTAGAAATGTGCGAATTTGTGTTTTGCATAAAATTGCCGATTTTCGTGATGCGTCAGGTAATTCGGCATCGAACGATGTCAACCAACGAGCATAGTGGACGTTATAGTGTGATGCCGGACGAGTTCTATCTGCCCGATCCGAATGAAATTCAGCCACAGTCTGCTACCAACCGCCAGGGACGGGCTGGGGCGATCGATGACGTCTCGAAGGACGGGGTGACGTGGCTGATGCAGGAAGCCGCTGAGCATGCCTTCCAGGCTTACCACGTGCTGCTGGGCGAGCGAGCGGGCGGTGATGATGAACACTTCGATCCATATGCCTCGGACCAACCGCTGTTGACCGGGGACTTCTCCGGCATCTCGCGCGAGTTGGCGCGCACTGTGCTGCCGGTGTCGGGGTATACCGAGGCCTACATTAAAATGAATTTATGGAACCTGTTCAGGTTCTTGCGTCTGCGTATGGACAACCATGCGCAATATGAAATTCGCGTGTATGCGGACGCCATGTATGAGTTGATCAAGCCGATCGTGCCGCTGGCCTGCGAGGCGTTCGAGGATTACATTTTGCAATCCAAGACACTCTCGCGCATGGACCAAGCACTCCTCGGCCATGTCATGCGCGAGGTGTTGCCCATCCAGTCTATTGAGACCTGGATTGCCCAGGTTGATCGCGACGCCATTGCCGACCGTTTTGGCATGAGCCGACGCGAAGTTGTTGAATTCGCCGCATGGCTGATCGCGGCCAGTGCCTAGGCACCGGCCAATTCGCGCATCGTCCGCACCGGCAATCTCAGCGTCTTGCACAGCGATGTCAGGTTGTTGGCCCGTGGGCGGACGGTGCCATGTTCCCAGTGATAGATTGACATGCGAGACACGCCGACCTTTTCGGCAACCCAGCCGACCGTCAGCTTGCGCTGTAGTCGAGCCGTTTTGATTTCGCCGTGAAAGGTCGGCTTCTTGATGCGACGGGCCATAAGCAACTCCTGTTAAGTTTGACAATGAACTCCCTATCAAGTTTCAAAAGTGATTGCAAGTACCAATTTGTTAACGGTAATCCAGGCCGATCTCAGGAGATTAATGCGTCGATCTCCGGGTTGGAAACAAATCTATCTGGCTCATCGCCGAACCGGTCCCAGCCATGGCGGGCCTCGCGACTGAACACTTCGGCATAGGGTCCATCCCATAACGCCTCGGCATATTCGAAGATAATGTCCGGCTTGCGGGAGTGTTCCCGTACCGGGGCGATGAACAGATTGCGCACGTTTTTGACTTTTTGTTTGGGTTTGCCGCGCGTGCCGACCAGAATGAACTCTGCCGCACTGCGGAAAATATAACCGGTTCCAAACGCCCACTTGGCGCCGGTCGAACTGCGTTTGGCCCAAGTCGCCATCGTTTTGAACGTGTAGCCCCATGCCTGCAAGGTTTCCAGCGCCTCCGGTATCATTGGCGCCGTTCCCCAGAGCAGCAGGGCGCAGCCTTCTGGATCGGCCAATTCCGCGATCGGCAACTGTTTGATCGCCGCGAGGTCCATACATTGGTAGTGGTTCTGGGGCGATTTATGCAATCCTTTCGACGACCATGCTTGCCATCGCCAGGGCGGATCGATCACGAGAACCTTATAATGATGGCGTTTCAGGTCGCCTAACGGCCAAGACGGATCGACATTATCCAGGTTTGACATGGATTTATTCTCAATGAAGTTCGGTTTGATTTATGCGTCTCGGGAACGAACTCCCGCATCGTTGAAGAATGCTTTAATGTCAACGCATTCGCTCTGAATTGCCCAGCACGTTTACATTGCCAGTGCGCTACGGTATGCTGGGAAAGGTGATATAAGACGGGGCAGAAGGATGGAAGATGCAATTGACGGTTTTGTGATCAGGACTTTGTTTCAGCCGGTAGCCGACCGGTTGGCGCCGCGCATTTCCACGTTCAACATTGCGCGATTTTTCTGTGATGGGATGCTTGTTTTCATCATGGTCATGGTGGCGCATGGACTGTGGCATCGGTGTTCCGAGATGCTGCTGCGGTTGCTCTCCTGTGGCATCGGCATTTTGATTTATCGGCTGGCGTTGTGGTTGGCGGAGATCGAATGGACGTACCGCAGTCTCCATCAGGGGCGCCGATTCTTTCTCGCCATGCGTCTTTTGGCGCTTTGCGGCTTGGGGGTCTGCGCGGTGCGGCTGGACCTGTCCGGTGTGATGGGGGTGTCACTACTGGTCTGCTCGGCGTATTTCAGCAGTTGTGCCTTGCGCCAACCCGCCTGACGATCGACACGCCAAAAAACCGCACGCAGGGCACGGTTCCGAAAAACACAATTCGCGGTTTTACCAACCGCAGGGAATCTGCTTGGCCATAGTCCGATGTCAGCAATCTAGTTTTCGATCAACGGGATGATTCTGCTTATCCGTAACGGGGCATTAGACCGTTCGAGCGTGACTAAATCTAGCAATTCTTGATATTTTCATCCGCTGCTTTGCTCCTGTGCGCCATTACGTTATGCCGTAGCATCGACTTCGGTAGCGGTTGCAAAACATTGAAGTAGAAATACGAGAATTCCTTTTCAACATGTGTCTATGTATGCGGCCGATTGGATTCGCCGCGCATAACGATCCCGCTCCTGGCGTCTAAATAGCCAAAATGGAGTTGCGCGGGTGTCGTATCAAATCACACTGACCAATGGCTATGTCTTGACGACTATCCCGGACGATGCGGTTGACACGACCACGTCTTTATCGCTGGTCGGCCATCTCTATCCTGGCTACGGCACCATCATCGCCAACAATTTTGTGCGGCTGTTGGAGAACGCGGCCAATCAGATGGCGCCACCCTCGCCGCTCACCGGGCAGCTTTGGTACGATTCCACCCATCATTTGATGATGGTTTGGAATGGCAGTGTTTGGTATTCGGTGACCGCCGTGACCTCGGTGCTGGGCAATTCCGGTGATGTGACCTTGGCCCAGATGATCGCGGGCGGGCTAGCCCCGCTCAACGCGCCGGTCTTCGTCGGGGTACCCACGGCGCCGACAGCCAATGTCGGCACCTCCAATAATCAGATTGCCACGACGGCCTTTGTCGTCAATCAGGTCGGCCAGCTTATCGCGGGTGTGGCTTCGGTGATTGGATTGTCCGGGAATATCACCCTGGCGCAATTGACCACCGCAGGACTGGCACCCTTAAGTTCGCCGAATTTTGTCGGCCTCCCGACCGGTCCCACGGCGGCCATAGGAACTGCGACCACCCAGCTTGCCACCACGGCATTCGTTTCCAACAAACTGCAAAGCTTTATCACGTCACTGAGCGGCAATGCGGCGGATTGGGACGCCTCGGTGGCTGTCGGCCAAGCGGTGTATTTCAACACCACGACAATGACCTATCAACTCGCCTCGGCGACGGACGATACGAAGGCCCCGGTCGGCCTGCGGGGTGCCAATAACCAATTGATCTCTGAGGGCGAACCCTATCCGGCAGGCGCGACGGTGTTTGTCCAAGGCGCCCATTATTATGTCGATCCGCTTAACCCCGGCAATCTGGTGGTGATCGCCAACAATGCCCATGTGGGCTTTGCCACGGACACGGCCACCCTGCTGGTCTACGATCTGCCGTATTTGAATCTCACCGCTGCCACGGCCGCCACGGTCTATTCTGCGGTATCCGATGCGACGTTTTCGCTGGCACGGAACGATCAGCTTCCGGATTCGAAGATATACCGATTTCGGGCTTCGAATATTGCTGGGACTCCGGCGCTCGCGCTGTCTTTGGTGAACGATCTCGGCACCATCTCGACGGATGTCTTGCGGATTTCGCGTGCCGGGGTCAATTCGGTCACCGTTGATCTTCTCACACCGAGTGTGCGGGTGATCGGCGGCAATTTGCAAATCGGGCAAGGGACAAATAATGCCAGCTATCTTTACTTCATCAATAATACTGGCGCGATTACCGGCAGTATCTCCCAGCTAAGCTCGCAAATCAGTTTTTCCGCAACCCAAGCGGGTACGTCTCCGATGACCTTATCGGCGCTGGGCAATCTGACGATCCCTGGTCAGGCTTTTGCCAGCACCGCCGCGCTGCTGGCTAATAATACCCAATTGGCGACGACCGCGTTTGTTTACAGTGCGACGCGCATCCGGTGCACAGCCAATCTGGTGCTTTACGTTAGTCCAACGGGTAATGACGCGACCGGCACGGGCAGCACGACCTTGCCGTTTGCGACTATGCAATATGCCTATAATCTTGGTCAAAACCTGTATGACGGGGCCGGGTATACATTCACCATCTATCTGATGCCCGGCACGCATACAAGCCCGCTCACGATGTATGGCCCGCTGACCGGGTTTCAGAGTGGACTCAATCTGACCTCGCAAAGCGGCAGCTACGCCAATACCATTGTTTCGGTGACTAATGTCAATGCCATTTCCGTTGTTTGGGCGGCTGTGCTCTCGGTGAGCAATTTCACCGTTCAGGCTCCGGTCGGCACGACCAGTCTTGTCAAGCAAACTGGCACTGGCTTATACCTTTCTAATGGCGGACTTTGCTCAATCGGGCCTGGAATGAATTTCGGTTCCTGTGGTTCGTTTCACATTCTATTGCAGGCTGCCGCTAGTTTTGGATGCATTTCGCCCTACACGATCTCAGGAGGGGCAGGACTGGGCCATGTGGCCGCTGCCGAGACAAGCACGGCCTCATTCAATGGGTACGGTGCTTCTCCGGCTGGAATGACCGTCACCTTGATCGGCAATCCCGGTTTTGCAACAGCGGGATGGGGGTTCGCGACTTCACTCAGTAGCAGCTATGTTCAGTTTTTGGGCATCACCTGGGTGGGAACGGCTACCGGATTAAAGTTCGTCGTCGGCAATGGTGGCTATCTCGGCGTAAATGGGGCTGGTCTGAACTATCTTCCCGGTAGTCTCGCGGGGACCGGCAATGCTCTGGTCTATGGCGGTGGCTATTACGGCTAAATCATCTTCGATACTCAACCGAATTTTGGATCAATAGACCTATGACATTTTTTAACGTCGCTGATTGGTACTGGAGTGTTACTGGATTCAAGCAGGTGTGGAGCAGTGCGACGATGGCTTATGTTGAGCAGACAGCACCCGCCTATCGGACGTGGAGCGCGAACGGCTACTTCCCGACGGTGATTGCCAGTCCCGCAGACTTATTCCTGGTTCTCTTGCAAGATATTCAGCCAAGGATCATGGCCCAAGGCGTGACCTTGCAATGTTATGGTTCCCCCCACCTCGCCGGAACCTACACGCTGAACGACCAAGCGACCAATCTGATCGGCAATATCAATGGCAATATCGTCGCCGGACGACCATTGCCGGGCGGTGGGACGACGTTCAATTTCACCGATGCCAAGGGCGTGCAGTATTCCTTTACCGCTCTCCAGTTTGAGAATTTTGCGACTGCCTGCGCGAACTATGCCTATAGCTGGCAACAGGCGTTGATCACTAATCTGAATGGCGGCAACACGCTGTATCCATCGACCGCCATAACGATCCCGTGACCGAGACGGGATGGTCACCCCTAAACAGATGAGGCTCCAGCATTGGTCACGGTTCAACATTGGACGACAAGAGGTTTTCATCGCAATAGTGGAGCGCTTGCGCCCGCTTGATACCTACCCAAAGTCGCTGGTCTGGTTGAATGACCCAGCCAACGCGCTTCGTCCACCGGATGAATTTGCCGCCCAATATCCGATGTTTGCCGAAGCATGCGCCTTCGTTCGCAGTATCGTGACGCCGCAATGCGTCCTTGATCTCAAACCAGCAAACTTGATGCGACGCGGGCGTGACATCGTAATTGCCGATCCGCTTCGGCCTGCCTGAAGCCATCCCGACGATGGAATTCATCAGTCCAACCTGCACTAACCGGATAGGCAGAATGATTAATCTGCCTACCTGTTAGAACACCTATACCCCTGTTTGTCATAAATACGACATGCTAATGCGTGACATCATCGAGGCAACGTATTATCGCGGCAGCCGATCCGACCCGGAACACACCAAACGACCATCGCTGTCGTTTACCGATGATCCCGACGTGGCTTCCGTGTATGCGGCTGATCCAAAATCCAAAGCCTATGTGACAGGCTCACGTGTCACGCGCGCCGATTTTGATTTGCAAAATCCAGTCGATCTATCAGGCTCTGACATGATCAGTTTGGAGGATGCTTTATATGCTGCTGGGATTGCCGATGCGACTGAACACGTCCAAGAAACTCGTAATTTGATCTATGCGCTTTACCTGATGAACGATCGAGATGTGCCTTTTCATTTTCGGTTTCCACCGGGGATGAATATTGATTTTTGGGAAGAACTACGAACGTCAGTCCGCCGTGCGGTGGCGCGCGAGGACTGGGAGACGTTTTCACACATACTTCAACACACTGAGGTAGATGTATATGCGATTGCTGATACCAAAGCCTATACGAAGATCGCTCAGGCAACTGGTCATGATGGTATCATCTATCATGATAGTTCCACGGGTGCCAGTAAGATGGCGCCTGACCTTATCGGCAAGTCGATCAACGCTAAACATCTGACCTATCGTCCGTTTGGACCGGTGAAATGGGGCATTTAGTGGGGACGTGGGTGGGATCAGGCCGCAGAGCCGAATGAGCGTCATAATCGACAACGCAGTAGCGACATGAACGTATCAAACGCAAATTTGGCGGCTCAGAAGTTTTGACCGGACCTAATCCTTTTTTACCGCAGGATGGACATATGCCCATTTTCACGCGCTCAAAGAAGGCCCGCGATGGGTTTCTTTTAATGCTCATACCTTTATGCTCCTGCCGGTCGAACACCGGCAACCAGTTCATCATACGTGATAGTCGCCCGATTCACCGCGCGACGCAACAAAAAAATAATCAAGATGCCCGATGGCTACCCCTTACAAAGTGATTGTCGAATGGTGATGTTAAGCCAGAGTGGGGCGATGATTACCCCCCCGCCTTACCACCGACTCCAGTTCGTCGTGCCGATCTTCACCTCAGTGGTAAGCTCGCCTGCCACATAATGGCGTCTGACGAGGGTGCGGCCCTCTGCGGTTAAGGCCAGAAGACGCCGGTCTATGCGTTTGGGATCATCGACGAACCCCAGGAGCCTTTGTCCCAAAGGCGCTATGACATCGGGATCGCCCGGCACGAGATAGCCCAATCGACACAGGTCAGCGCGAACCCGACGAAACGTGCCGAGGCGCAGTGTCCGCGCGAAGTCGCGGATTGCCACGAGATCGGTGGCTGATGTAGCATTCATGATTGAAACTCTTTCGCTAAAATTGAATTATGTTCTCCGATCCCGAGTCTGCGCAGAGCTACCTGGAAAGCCGTTTATGGCCAGATGGCCCGCGATGCCCGGCGTGTGGCACGGGGGATCGGATCACCGTCCGCAAGGGCGGCTTTTATCGCTGCAACGCTTGCAAAATAGATTTTACCATCCGCACCGGGACGATCTTCCATCGCAGTCATATTCCATTGCACAAATGGATCAACGGCATTGAGAGTTGGCGCCGTGGGATATCTAGTGCGCAGCTTGCTCGTGACCTCGACATCACGCAGAAAACGGCATGGTGGATGTTATGGCGACTGAACGAGTTGACCGATGCGGAGCGGCGGACGCTGCGCCGAATTATCGAGCCGGATCGTTAGAACAGGTGACACTACCGTATGCGGTGTTCTGACTCGGCCTTCCATGCGAACAGCAGAATGTTCTGGCCACGATAATGCGGATTGCGGTTGGGGATGTTCCGCTTGGCCTGCAAGGTGAAGCGGACATTACGGTCGATCAACATTTCCATTTCTGTGTGTTCCTTGCCGGATACATATACAGCGCGCACCGATGGCGGTAACTGGATCATTGAGAGCGCGCTGGTTTGATTGCGCCCCATGGCATAGTAGAAGGCATAGGATGGCCCAATCGAGGCGCTGGTGAACCCAGGCTCAATGTAGGACGCGCCGATGTCCATCTGCGCAAACTGATCGGTGCGTTCCTGACTGCGTTCACCTCGGAATACTTTAATGGTATGCTGGCGTTTCAACTCCTTAGCCTGAATATTGTCGAGATGCTGCACGGCTTCATCGGTTGTCATGGTGAAACCGTAGTCACTCTGCATCTCATCGTCGCTGCGTATCGGCCATTCGGGATCGTTCCCGCGCAATGCACTGTTGATTGGTGAGTATCCATGTTCGCGCCACCAGTGAACAGCTTGGGCTTCGCGATCGGTAAGATCGGGTTGCCGCATGTTGCGCGCGGTTGGTTCATATTGCCTGTCGTCGTAAGGCACACTGGTGATTTCGCTCAAACGCATACGATATTTATGCATACCATAGCGTTCATTCGTTATCCATGGTTTTGCTGACAATCTTGACCGTTGCAGGATCAAAAACGACGTAGTTTTTCCGGTCCTCGCCGTATAAACTACCAACATCCCGATGTGTAATTCCGGGAATGCCAGCGTCAAGCATGATTGCGCTTACTTCCGGTCCTCTGCCAATTAATCGATACGCTTCGGCTCCACTGCTTTGCGGCGTGATCCCATGGGTCATATGGTGCGAGAGAAAGTTTTGAACCAAGGAGTTCTGTTGACCTACCGATCTGTCCCAATCAAGAAAATGATCTAGGTTTGCGTCGATCTGCACCTCATACATATATGAAGGTGGTAAATTATCATGGTATAATGCAATACGTTGCAACATAGCTTCCGGTTTCTCGAATGCTGCTGGACGTTTACTGATAAGGTCAGCTAGTTTGTTAACATCCCCGTGTGTCCATTTGTGGGCGCACAGACGAATCAAACTGTCGAGAACGATTTGGTCCTGACCCGTCCTTGTCAGGCCAGTCTGAGCGCGTCGTGCTGGATTTGCTGCCATAGCCTTGTAGGATCGGGCAGTCCTTTTGTCTCCGGCGAAATACAGTCCGTATCCAAACTGTTGCGAACCTTCGCCAGAACCGATTTTCGCCGCGTCGAATGTATCGAAATCATGTGGAGAGCCGTGATAGGCCCGAAAAGTCGCCGCTTCCATCAATCGCATCCATCGTCTCATCCGGGCCATTTCCATGGGCATATTTATGCATACCATGGTGTCACCTGCGCTAACCGGATAGACGAGGCGCAGTGGCACGCTCGCGAGGCGGCGGTGGCATTGGGGCGGATGCAATCGCTTGCCATGTTGCGTCATCTGACGACGTTGGAACAGTGGACGCGGAAACCCATCGAAGTATGGAACACTTGGGCTGGGGCGTATACCCGCCACCGAGAAGCAGCACAAGGGCATCCGCAAGCAGGGTTTCGTTGCTGGTAGTATGCTGGGGCCTGCTCACAGGGAGCCTAAACCAAAGGTAAATGGAGAATTATCAGTTGGCACGGTCTGAGACTTGATCCGGTCTCGGGCGGCTTTGAAGAAGTCCAAATCCGTTTCAAATCCGATGAAGCTTCTTCCTGAATTGATACAGGCGATTGCTGTCGTGCCGGAACCTATAATCATGGCGCTGTTCGACTTAAGCGTGGGTGCCGGGTCAACCTAAATAAACAACACAAGGAATCATTATAATGACGCACAAATCAGAAATCCCAGTCGAAAATGACGCTCCAGACGCCGAATTGGACGCTCAATGGGAGGCCACGAACCGACATCTGTGGAACTGTGGTGTCCCGATACCGTTGTCGTGGTTCAAAACCCCTCCGATCCCAGAGACCCACGCTTAAGTAGAACAGCGCCTTAATCATTCTGCCTATCCGGTTAGCACACGTGATGCCATGGTATGCAGTCAACCGGAATGCCAACCTCGGTGCTGTTCCATATGTTGACGCAAATCCTCGCCCGAGCCTTCAACGCCCTTTGCGTCAGGTTCAAGCCGATCTAAAATTGTAATTTGATCGGCGTGGAGAATCATGATTTCGGTTGAATGGTCATCTTCCGCATCCTGTGGATAATGCGCGCAGATCACACTGTCATAGTGATACTTTTCCAGCCACGCACGAACATCAGACTGATGGAAATGCGTCTGATATTCGATGGCGTTATCGACGTGCAATTTGTAGGGGTTGTTGAGCGTCAAACGACACTTTAGAACGGCACCATCAGGATGATCATAGGCATAGCTGGCCGCTACATGAAAGGTTGTGGAAAAATAGAAGCCGTGACCAAGATAGCCACGGTCACTGGCACTGCCGATAAACTGGGGATCAAACTGCCCAAACCGTTTGCGGGTGCCGTGGAATGCGATGACAGTCATGGGCGCTTCATTCTCCATCGCGTCCTCTGCCA